CAAAAGCAACCACATTGCACCAGGTGTGGTCATCGCACCCTCTGTCATCTCCCAAATGACAGGAATGATTCCTGATGCTTCATCAAAAACCACAAGCACATGCTCCTCGTGCGTTCCAGCAAACGCATCAGGGTTCTTTTCAGACCAAGGGACAGCAGAGGCAAACCATGTGTCCGCCTGCTCCTTCAAAGCAAAGCGTGTTGCTGACCATTGGAATAGGTCAGAGTGATAGATGCGCTTGTGCCACTTGGACAGCTCACGCCATGTTTTTGTGGACAACTGTGTTGATGTGTTTGCAGTAACAACAATCTGTGGGTGAGGGCGGGTGCTGATGAACCAGAGGATGAGCCACGATAAGAAGGCAGACTTGCCTACACCATTACCTGAACTCACTGCGACACGCAGTGCTGTGTTCTCCCCTCCGAGGTGCGTGTTCACGATGTCCATCACATCATTCTGCCATGTATCAGCCCCATCCTCGCCCTCCCACTCAATCATGTGAGCAACGAAACCCTTGAAATCATTCACATATTTGGCTATCTCATGTTCCATTCTAATACCCCTACTCCCCGTATGCCATTAAAACCCAGCAGTTTGTGGGCTGCCATTCCAGCACCTGTTTCAAAAGTGGACGGTCAGTCCATGTTATATATCAACAAGTTAGCTGCTTGCCATTCCAGCACTTTTCAAAAGTGGAATGACGCTGGAATGGCAAAAACCGTTGAAAACTATAAAGAACTAAATCTAATATACTATTATATTCTATTTTGGTGACTGTAACTCTTGCATAAGATATATATTCTTATAAAAATAGTAGTTATGTTGGAATAACAACCACCGCTCTACCCTATACAGTATTTCTCCAAAATTGCAACCCACCAAGAACTGTTTCCACCAAAGGCTTTCTGCCTGACCTACCTGCCATTCCAGCATCATTCCAGTGATTTTCAAAAGTGGAAGGCTGTCCAAATATATCAATGATAGTAAGGCTCTCTAGCATTCCACCATCATTCCACTTTTGATTTTGCCTGGGTTTTTGTGGGTGTGAAACCACTGTTTGTTGTCCTTGAACCATGGCTAATGCCCTTAGTCCCATTGTGGGTAATGCACTGTTCGCACAATTTTTAGAGACGACCATGTCATACATAAACTTAGTTTTGTGAAAAAGCCACCCCCACCCCAAAAGAGACTCCTTTTTGCATGCACCACGCACCACGCACCACGCTTACCTGACCGCCTTCAACGCACCAGCCAGCCCGCCGCACGAACCGTGAGCCGCGCCACTCGGTTCGTGCGCCACGATGCCCAATTTTGCCTCTTGGATTGCTGCCAGCCGTTCGCGGTTCGTTGCTCCTGAATCAGCCGCCGCGCTCATTGTTGCCGCTTCTAAATGACACGCTTTTGCTTGTTCATACAGTGCTTGCGCGGTCTCGATTCGCGCCTTTATATGCGGATTATGGGACATACTGAAAACCACATCACCAAGCGAACACCCTAAACCTACTGACTCACCCCATGCGCCGCATATATCCGCCAGCGGCATCCCTTCTGACAACATTCGACAAATAGCCCGCTGGTCATTGCGCGTAATCATCGACCGCGTACGACTCGCCGCCGCATAATCAAAGAACCGAACTTCCACCATCACACCCCCAAAACCGCAAACAATGCCTATTTTTTGTGCATTCACACCTTTGACATCTGGCACACACCTTGTTTATACGCGCGCGTGGTTACTTATATACCGAAGCCACTTTCAAACATTAAGAAACTGTAATGTTCCATTCATACTCTGCTAACACGCACCCCCTATTGTTTGCCCCACGCCGCAACCAGCGGCAGGGAGAAAACAATGTATCAACACAGCATCAAAACCAAAACCAAAACCAAAGCGCGCCGCTTTCAACAAAGCCACAAAACAAAGCGCGACCATGTCACAGGTAAAATCGAGCGCGCAATCAATCCGACAGTGACGCACAACAGCCTAAAATCATTCCGCTTCCGCAATGGTGAAGCTTTCCGCGTGTATCGCGCCGACACTTTCACACAGTACGCGCGCCGCGTATCGCCTTGCATTAAGAAACTTTAATGAACCATTCACGATAATCTAACACCTGCCCCCTATCATTGGGGGGCATCAACTCACCACAAGGGGCTTCAATATGTACTACATACAAGACGAAAAAACAGGGTTCTTTTTGAATCATTCAACGCTAGGCACTTGTTCAACTGGGGACATCAGCATGGCGTGGACAACAGATGACTATGAGAAAGCACACCTGATGCAATACAGGGCGCAATCAATCAACAAAAAAGCGGCTTTCATGGTGGTTGAACTATGAGCCGCGCCGCTTTTGTCTATCACAGCTACACCACAACACGGGACAGCGTTCAAGCAACCGCGCGGCGGTTCAACTTAACCACAGCACAAGCAGCAAAAATCATCAAATTCGCACGCACACGGGGGCTATAGAATGGCATATTTCAACGGCAGCACAGCACACACACAGGACCAAGCAGCAAAACGGCATATCCTGGACGCGGCGCGGCACTCATGGGATGACAACAACGAAACACCGCCCGCGTCAAACTTTGAACTCTGCGAACATATCAAACAACGCTTTGACCACGAGGCGCAGCACAACGGTGAGCAAGCGGCTTGCTGTAATTGGTTGCAAGGGCTTGCCTTAAACATTGAGTTTATGAACCACAACATCCTTGAGCTTGCACAAGATTGGGGCGCGCTACCTGTAAACCCCACAGAAAAACAGCAAGCGCAAATCTTGAAGGGATATTGGGACTATATGGCGGCAAAGACACTGCAACTCATGCGCGGCTATCATGTGCCCAAAGATTAAGAAACTTTAATGAACCATTCACGATAATCTAACACCTGCCCCATATCATTGGGGCATCAACTCACCACAGGAGAGCACAATATGAAAGCACAACTGAAAGAGAACATAGAACATCGTTTGTCTGAATACCATGAGGACTTGAAAACCGCCGCGCAAGATATTTGTGAGCATGGTTGCGTCAACGGCGTTTCTGGCTTCATTTACTACAGCGAGACAGGGGCGTTTTATAAAGAAAACCGTGAAGACATAAACGCCTTGCTTGCGTCAATGGCGTATGAGTGCGGCGAAAATATGGATGCAATGGTTCAGCATTTTCGCGGCGTGGACAATACCCGTGAGGAAATCTACGAAACGATGAATGGCGGCGAGCAGGATGTGAGCGTGGCGAATGTTCTGGTGTGGGTGGCGGTTGAACATTGGGCGAATCTTTACATTGACGCATAAGAGCGGCGAAACCCCTTCGGGGGTCTGCGGTCGGGTGGTTCCCGCCGTACTGATGAGCTAAACCAAAGGGGCAAATGATGGGCGCATATTATATTCAACGAAAAAGCGAAGGGAAGCTGGAGACGGTTGACCACTTCAATACACGGCGTGAGGCGCGGGCAATGCTTGCTGAATACCAAATGAGCGACCATGCTGCTTTATACTATATCAGCACGCGCGCTTGCATGGGGTGGACATGCTGACCCTGAACAACAAGCAATTTGCAGAAACCACGGCGGAACACTCGCCACAGTGTGTGGGCTATGCCGAGCGCAAGCGTGGTGAAGTCATGCTCTACAACAATGCACACGAGAAAATCGGTGTGATTAACCGCCATAAATGCTTATGCAAGGCAACACGCACCGACAAGGGCTATTGGTACTCTTTCGCAACGATTCCAGAAGTCGGCGAATACGACCGCCTGATGCACTACTATGATGATATGGGGCGGCTATAATATGTTCGCAGTAAGAGAGACAGACAACACAACCGCAACGCGCGGCGGCTGCATTGCGACCGCAGACGGCACAGGGCTTGATTCAGTCGCCCGCTGCATAGCACAGTTGATTAACCTGCCACCGCAGGGCTTTGAGCAACTGAACGCAACACTGGCAGAGCGCGGCGAATACCTGCGGCTTGACCATATACAACTGACCGATGCTGCATGCAGTTTTTGGGAAATAAAGAAGCAAAAGGGGAAATGGGCATGACTTTACAACTATTAAACGCCAACAATTTACGCACCGCAATTGTGGTTCAGCGGGCAAGCATGCGCGATTTCGCCCTTACCTTACTACCTGATGGCACGCTAGAAGCGACTGACGGGCAACACATAGCCGCGCTTTTTCCTGAAACCTTCGCACCAATAGGAAAAACCGTCTTTCTATATCCACGCAAGACAATACCAAAAAGTCAAAAACGCCCTGTGTGGCAGGACTTCGCGGAGATAATCGACCAGCCACGCACGCAACCACGCGTTGCAGAAGTGGTTAAACATGCGGCAACCGCGCAAGCGAGCTTGCAACCAGTTGCTTGCTTTGGCATGCAGTTGCAGAAGGTGCTTAGTACCCTACCAAACAACGCACAATATACACTACAGGCGCGGCAAGATGCGGAAAAAATGTTCCTTGTTCTTTACCACAAGCGCGCGGCTATTGTTTTTTCAGGGGGTGAAGTATGCTGAAAAGAATCGCAAAACTACGCACAGGCAAGTTGCGGCTTGTGCAGGACATCCGCGACTATGTACAGGAGCATGACGACTTGCCGCCTGCGTTTATTGAACTTGGTTTTGACCTGATGTACCTGCCGATGACTGCCATGTACACAATACAATCAACCGACGGCTTCACCGCAGCGTCACCGCAGCTTTATGATGTTGTGAATGATATGGTTAAGGGGCTTGTTAGGTGAGAAAGCCCAACTATATCGCCACCAAAAACCGCGAAGGCGTGCTCGAGTTTTATTCTAAAGGCGTGCTTGTCTGCTACCAAAAACCACGAGATGAAAAACACGAGGCGCGGCTTGTTAAGCGTTGGCAAGATGATGCAGGATAAAATCATCGTTGCCATCATCATAGTGTGGGGGCTTGCTTTCCTACACGATTTAATTCTGAAAATCATGGGGGCTTGATATGAAAACATTTATCTACACGGCAGAATATAAGAGGAATTGTAAAGTCCTCATCAAGGTTTGGCGCGTCAAACTAAACAATCCCGAAAAGGTGGGTGAGCGTGTGTACACCACTGCATCATGGAAGGGCGAGGCGGGGAGCGTACACACACTGATAGCAAAGCACGGGAAATTGTCTGCAAAACACTTCAATGGCTATAAAATAAGCCATCCTGACATTAAGGTTATTGATTTGGGGTATGTGATATGAAAACAGCACTTGAAACACTGAACCTAGAGATGGGTGATTTCAAACTACGGCGGACTGATTCGCGGCGTTATCCAGGTGCAACATTTACATGGTACGCGGTGGACTTCGATGGTGAGAGCTACGATGCAGGCGACCCGAACCAAGGGCGCATGACAACCGCTGCAAAACATAGCTTCATCTTAGGTGCAATTTATGCGGCTTGCCCTGCGATACCTGACTACATAGCAGCACTTGGCGAGGACTTCACCACATGGCATGAGCATGGCGGCGAGCTGCGTTATATGTGGGACACGCGGAACAAGCCGAAGAATCCGCAGGACTTACGCGATATGATGTTCAGCCGAGGCTTGCCCTTCTACCCTGATGACTGCTACAAGGGACAGGCTCACTGCCTAGCCAAGGCAGGCGCACCCACTTTCATCATCGCCACACTGCTATCCGCACACCATAACAAACCTGCGAAGGAGCAAGCACTATGACACATGCAGAGCAATTCTTGGACAATTGGCATGCTGAATATGAGGAGACTATGGGCGAGAAATGTGAGCCTAGTTTTGATTCATGCAGGTGCTTCTATTCAGAAATAAAGAGCATCCCGCACCAGTTGTTTGATGATGGCAGCGTAGTTGTGAACTACCGTGACTGTACGGGCAAGCTGCACTATGTAGCCCTATGCTCTGCCAGCGAGCTGGACAATGAGTGGGACATGGCGTGGACATGCCATGGACATAGCTACCTGATGCAGCCACTCTTTTAAGCTGCCTGTGCGGCAGTGAACAAAAAGAAACCCTGCAAGCTTCACGGCTTGCAGGGTTTCTTTTTGTGTTCAATATATTGTTGCAGCGCGTGTACCTGCAACACCAGCGAGCAAACAACACGCGCCCACTGCGGTACAGGGGCATTGCCTGTTCGCCACTTATCCAAGCAACTGCGCCCCACACCAAGGAAGCATGCGACTTCCTTCACTTGCCAACCAATGCCGCGCAATGCGCCCACAGGGTCGGCGACTTCATGGGCGGGATACCTAGCCGCATTTGCTGGCAGTTGGCAGGCGCGACACAACTGGACATACTCAACAATCCATTTACGCACTCCGCCCTTTTCCCACAAGCGCGATATATGCAACCGCCGCCGCAGGGCTTCATCTGAAACGAAGCCAGCAGAGTGGCGCAACCTGCGCCACTCTGCCATGGTCATGCTCACGATTGCAGCCACTTGACCACGCCCGCACGCCCTTGGATATGCGCCTTCCATGCAAAATCCATCTTCTGGATACCAGTACAAGCCCCCTTGAACAAGAAAACATCTGCATCAACTTGAACAAGCGTGTAGCCCTTGCCCCCTGCATCATCCAATGAACCAAGCCACTCGACTTGCCCCATGCGCATACCCACATTGACCACGGTGGTTGGTCGCACTGGCAAGCATGGTATGCACTTCAACTCAACCCAATGCACCTGCCCTGACTTATCTAAGAACATCAAATCTGGAATACCTGGCGTGAACTTGTCTTCAAATCGCTGGTAGAAAGCCTTTCCCTCTTTCAGTTTGCTGGTTACCCATCGCGCCAGTGCGCGCTCACTCGCCATGTAGGTTTGCCTCAATGTTGATACTGCGTTCCATTACATCATCATAGAAACTGCAAAAACGAACAACACCGTGCCAATGTTTGATTAGCTGGTCGGTGGTGTTCACATAGTCAAACACCATTTGCTGTAACAAATCTTCAATGCGCTGTACCTCGTGCATGTAGGTTTGCTCCGCTTCTTGGAACTCATGCACCGCAGCCATCATTTCAGGCGTTGTTTCAGGTGCTTGGATAGGCACAGGCTTAGGTGTGCTGAAAACCACATCAAAACCATCCACCACCACTGACCCAACATACTGCTTAAAGTTCACAGGAAGCTCGCTAAGAGCTTTTCTGGCATCCTTCGGTACGATGGCATCATATACGCGCTCACCAAGCTCTAAACGCGCATTGTCCAGCACCTTCTTAGCGCCACCAAGCTCGAACGCCACCACACTATCAACAATCTCTCTTTTAATTGTCTCATTCAACCGCATTATACTTCTCCTTAACAACGCCACCACCGCTACAGTACCCACAATCACTACCACCCATCTCATCTTGGCATTCGCCATCGCAGGCTGGGCAATACACTAGCCCATGATTACTCAGCATGGTTCGGTATAGCTTACCTGCTGGCGCAGACAGTTTCCAGTCTGGGCTTCGTAGGCGATATATTTCAATACGCTTACCCTTATTCTCACCGCGCACATACTCACCCTTTAGGTACTTGCCGTTAGGTGATAGCATGATGATGCCAATGCTAGGGGATATGCGGGCTGTTACCGTTAGCGTGCGCCCCTGTTCATTTATTAGCACTACATTCTGACTTACTTTGTTGTCCTTATTCATCACTCCCACCGTTGACTATGAAGTCCCTGACCTCATCTAACACGCTCACCATGTCCGACTTAGTGAAACGGTCTTGTAGAACTGTTAGCGTGCAGCTCCCATCCTCTAGCTTAAGCTCCACCGCAGGTGTCCCATGAATACACACACCGAACCGCATATATTCAGGCGTATCATGTACAGGGGTCAGTTCGCTGATTAGGTAAGAGCTGCGTAGCCCATTAGATTCAAGCACGCCTACCTCATGTAGCGACCCTGCATCTATTAGCTCACGCTCTCGCCGTGTAACTACTACTCGCCCAACCCTCCCTGAGGGCAGCCGTACTTGTGTGTTGTTCCTGATGGCTTTCATTATCTCTTACCTCCATTATCTTCTAGTTCGTTGTAAACTAGCTTAGCATAGCCTGCAATATCCAGCCAGCTATCTGCATACGCAGCATCACCATTTGTGATTCGTGCTAATTTGGAGCATATCATATCAATAGCTTCCTGCTGGCTTGGGCTAAGCTCCGCTTGATTTAGTATAACCTTCAATGCTTGGGCTGTGGCTGCTACACCCTTAAAATCACCATATACCCTACCGCGCTGTGCTAGTGTATCTGTTACCTTATCATCCTTAATTGCTTCAGGCTCTACCATCGCACCCTCCTTATTTTTATCGTATGTAGCTTTAAGCTTATTATATGCTACGCTAGCCGCTGTCTCACAATCTAGGCATATAAATCTGGCATACCATGTGTTCACTACGCCATGTTGGCAGCTATGATTACTGCAATGCCCTGATGGCGTAGGCAGCTTAAGCTTCCCTCTTACAAACACGCCACAAGATAGGCATACATCAGCCTTACAGGGGGCTAGGCGGGCAACCGCCTTTGCAGCGCAGTTGTAGCATACCTTATACCCCATCTTATCATCCTTATTACTCATTATCCCTTCCCTCCTTAGCTAGCCAGTCCTTAACTGCATCTAGGGCTAGTATAATCTCCTGCCTAGACGCATAGTCGTGAGTGCTAAGCAGGCACAGTCCAGTCTTCCCACGCTTATATACTTCCTCCAGCGTGAACATAGGCTTACCGTCCACTGCGAACTTGACCCCTATTACCGTGGTATCCACTACAGGCGGCACTAGCCCAACCTTTATGTGCTTTGCAGCCTCTTCCAATTTTGATACTCTCACTAGCTCTTGCATTTTCTCACTACTACATCTACTCATTATTATCTCCTAGCCTTCATTATATATGCTAGCTGGGCATTCATTGCCATGAATTACCCGTATGCTCTGGAACCCTTACAGGTTCAACACTCCAATTTCCACTTGCTGCTCATAATATAATCCACATAACCTTCCGCCTCCTCCCTACCATACGGCTTTATAATCTGCACTAACCTACCCATATTATCTACCACCTTTATCCCATCAACATCATTGCTTAATCTAATCGCATTAGGTATGCAGGCTTTACCCTTGGGGAACACTATCCATGACTGCTGCCAGTACCTATTCCCGCCCCTGCCGATACACTCCTTCCGATACACCCGAAGGGCATCACCCTTGTTTAGCATCACGCCCTTAGTCATGCCTGCCGAAGCCTTGCATAATAGGCGCGGGACTTTGCTAACCCTGCCTGCCGCCGCCCCCTTATCTCTCTGTTTCGCAGTCTCATGCTCTCTCTAGCATTCCGCATAACTCCCCCACTATTTTATTTAACACACCCCGACTTACGCTTATTGACCAGCACCCTCATTGACATCTCCATTGATGACCTGTGTCGTCATACATTGTCACAAGCGACTGGTGGCTTACTTTGTACAAGTACCCATTCAAGCAAACCTGTGTCAGTGGCGCACTCTCGTAGCCGTGGTCAAAGAGTGCATGGGCGAACACAATCAACGCCCATGCACTCCATGCAACCACCAACACCCATGGTATCTCACTTCTCATCATGTGGCTCCAGCATCTTGGCGTACTTCCCCAAGGGCACATTTACCCTATCCCGAAGAACTGTGCGAACCAACTCACAGTCATGTGTTTGTAGAAAATTGGGACGACCAGATAGCTTACCACACTTCGGACACTTACGAATTGCCATCGGTGAGCTGATTGATAGCCGCTTCCAGCACTGATGTGATTGGCAGCATCTTGATTGCATACAGCGCCATTGCCTGCACTGCCTGCTGTGCAGTCTCATCACTCATGCCATCAGGAAACGCGCGTGTGCATAGGCACTTCTCACTGTCTTCTGACTGCGTGACGCAGAAGTATGCGAATCCTTTGCCTTCTCCTTTGATTGTCACATCAATGCTTCCTTGTTTGTCTTCTGTCATATTATCCTCCATGTATTACCTACGCGAACAGTAACGCCATAACATTAAGTGTTCATTAAATACGAAGCACCACCTTCTGTCATTCCAGATGACCCCAATCATCGCCCATATCTATCTCTGCTAGAAGCGGTACTTTTAGGTCAGGAAAATCCTCCATCGCCGCCTTCACATCCTGCATAGCTTCCATCCCACCGTCCGCAGGGACAGAGAAATCCAGCTCATCATGCACTGTTAGCATAGGTGCACCAAGGACATCCAGTAAACCACCCTCATACAGCCGAACCATTGCACACTTCATTATGTCAGCAGAGCTTCCCTGAAAGAGCGCGTTCATCGCTTTGTGCATCTGCGCTCTCTTTACACCACCACGACCCGCAACGGCTTCAACGGCTTCTTCCCTGCTGCGGAAGCGACCAAGCTCCTGCGAGAGTTCCCAGTTGCTCGGCTCCCAGAAGGGGAACCTGTGCCTGCGCCCCAAGTATCCGCGCAAGTATCCACGACTCCCTGCCGCCGCTTGGATGGCTGCGCCTGTTGACTGGATGTAGGGGGCCATTTTTGCATAGTCAGTCCTGAACGCCTTTGCTTCAGTCACAGTGCAGTGCAATGTCTCAGCGGTTGCTCGGATGCCCTGCCCATACAACTGACTAAAGTTCAGTCCCTTCGCCATTTTCCTAGTCAACCCTGTCATGTCAGCTACCACCTGATGGAAATCAGTGGTTGGGTCTTTGGCAAACAGGTCGCGAACAGCATTTGAACCTTGTCCTTGCGCATAGTGAACAAGCATTCGATATTCCACAGAACTGTAATCAATCTTTGCCCACTTCTCGCCGTCATCGGGGATGAACAAGCCGCGTAACATGGGCGCAAATACAGGGTCTCTTGACGGTATGTTCTGTAGGTTTGGTCGCGATGAACTGAACCGCCCTGACACCGTCCCGCCCTCATCCGAGCGTAGTGGATGGAAGTCGCAGTGGAGCCTGCCTTCATGCAGATAAGACATATACCCATCCACAAATGTGGATTTCATTTTGGCATAACCACGAACTTTGACGATTAGTTGAGCCGCCTCCGCAGGGCATGACTCAAGGAACTGTTTAGTGAAGGATGGGTTACCCTTCGCGGTTGTCGGGTACTCCTGACCGATGCTCTCAAACAAGCGAATCAAATCGCTCTTAATGTTCACATCGACATGAAACCCTGCTGCCTCGTCTAGGTTCTCTTGCGCAATCACCACACCCTTGTTAAAAAAGATACGGCAGTCGTGCAGGTGTTCCTCGTTAATGCGAACACCACGAAACTTCATGTCCAAGAGCAGCGGTATCAAGCGGTGCTCAATGCTGCACACGCGACCTAGCTCTTGCTCCTTGATGATAACCAACTGCTTCTCACGAATACGCAACGGGAGGTCAACATCACCCTTTGCGTATTCTGCAACCAGCTCAATCGGGGCACGGTATATGTTTGCTCGCTGATTCTGGTCAGGTTTCCCGCCGAAGTTCTTGGCGCAATAATCATACAGGGCATCGCCCTTTTTGCGCTCACCAAGGTACTTGTCCGCTATGGAATCAAGACTGTACCTGCGTGCATGTTCATCAATGAGTGCTTCTGCAAACTGCACATCAAAAAACGGCGGCTTGAATGCCATGCCCTCAGAGCGCAACCATGCAAGGTCATACATGATGTTCGCGCCAACAAGGGTTGCGCCAGTGGTCAGGTTTTTAGCACACCAGCGGCGCAACTGTCTGGCAGTGTAGTGCCTGCCATCAATCGGAAAATACCAGCGCCTGCCGTCAGGAACACCCACTGCAATACCTAATATCCTGCCATCATGTCTGTAGTGCCCTGCACCTTTCTTTTTCAGGTTTGGGTCATAAGTCTCTAAATCAATAGCAATGACTTTCTGGTCAGTTAGGTCAGGTAGCATAGCCATACCTCCCTTGCTGCTCTACATAGTACAGGTTTTTCTTTGCGCGTGTCGTAGCTACATACAAGCACCGCCACTCGTTGTCTGCATCGCAGCCGCCGTTGTCCATAGCAGTGGTCGAGCGCTTCGATGTGTCCAGTAGTACCGCCACATTGTCCGCCTCGCCGCCCTTAACTGCGTGGATTGTGCCGACAAATATGCGCGGCGTGCCTGTCACCTGCTCTTTGTTGGCTAGGCAACGGCGCATGTACTGCACCATTGCAGCATCTGCTCGTGTGAAAACATCAAACCAGTGGTGCAGGAACGCATCACAACCAACACCATACTGTGTCACAAGCTGTGATGAATTGAGGGGCGTACTACCATCAAGGACACGCTTACGCGCCCCTCGCTTGTACTGAATGCCCACTGCCATGAATGACAGCATGTTATCAATGGCAGTGGGGGTTTCTGTACCGCCTGATGACAAGTTTATTTGTGCCTTAACTGCACGCACTAGGTCTTGGTCAAGGCTGATTCCCTCTTTCGAGCGGAAAAGTAAGCCACGCTCAATGAGGTGTTCTTCGTAGCGTTTTAGCAGGTAATTGTTCCGTGCAATGAGCATCCAATCCCCTGCATCAAGAGGCAGGTCATCAACATCTGCCACTGTTGTGACGCTGCCGCCAACACTGTGTGCTTCCCACTTCTTAGGGACACGGTCATGTATGTTAAGCAGTATGTCGTTGGCTGCATCGAACACTGCACTCGGTAATCGGTAGCTGTGCTCAAGGACTTCACAATCCCCCGAGAACGACACAAAGTCTTCGTGTGTCGCCCCAGTAAATCCGAAAATAGCTTGGTCATCATCGCCTGCTGCGATTATCTGATGTGCGGTAGCTCCTAGAACTTCTGCTGCTCGCCACTGTAGCTGCGGCATGTCTTGGGCTTCATCGAGGATGAGCAGGTCAAGCGCAGGGGATGTGGTCACCTGCTCCAGCATGTCAGTGAAATCGACCTTGTGCATGTTCTCCTTCCACTGCGCCCACCCTCTGTTGATGAACTCACACACCTCCCATGACACGCCTTGGTACTCCTCCCACACTTCCTTTAGGTCACGGCACGCATTCCGTGCAACCGCACCAATTCGCAGGGCGCAACCGCCATCATCTTCATCTGCATCACGCAGTGATTCCTCTGAATCACCCGAAGGGTTCCTTACCGTTGTCCCAATCCAATCAGCAAACGCTCTGTAGTCGCGCCATGTGACAACCTGTGCTTTAGCCACACCGTTCAATCTATAGCAGGCTGAATGGATGGTTGTGAACCACGGCGCATCATCTGCGTTTATTCCCAGCGTGGTGCATGTTCGTGTAAGCGCCTCTTGCGCACCTTTTTTGGTGTGTGACATGAACCCGATGCGCTCAATGGGTGTTCCCGCTGCCACTGCTTCTGCTACTATCTTAATCAACCTAGTTGTTTTGCCGCAACCAGGCGACCCGTAGATGACTTTCTTTGTCATACTAACTCCTTGCTATAGCTACTTTTACTATTCCATATAACCGCACTGCTGTGAAAAGCACTCTCGCTCTGCGGTAACCTATGCCATACTTTATTAACTCAATGTGAAACATTGTATCAGCCACTTCTCTGCTGTCTGTTGGAGACAGCAGAGAAAGCTCATAGTCATGGACAACGGCTGCCTCCATTGCCCTCCCTGTTGGTGAAATGAATGCAGCCAGTACCAGTGGCGCGCTCACGCCATCAGTGATGAAACCTTCTGGTACTGTGCTTGTGTGCGATGTGAAATCGGTATGTAGTCGCCACTTCGACCGCTGCCACCAGTGCCTTGGTGTGATGTGTTCCAAGATAAGAGGTGTTGTCATCCTTGTGCTATCTCAACGCGAGCCAGTGCAGGGTGGTGTTTGTAGTAGAGCAGCTTCACATCGTCTGGTGACACACCCTCAAGCCACTCCATAGCAAGCAACGGTGGTGAATCACCCTCAATTTCAACATCAGGTAGCATCATCGGCTCCCGCTCTGCCTGAATTGCAGCTTGTTCTAATTGGTTCTCATACAAGTGAACATCTGACATGAAGTGTGACAGCTCCCCCGCCACATACCCAGTGGCGTGTGCCACAAGTTTCAGGAGTAGTGCAGAACCAAATAGATTCATCGGAACACCTAGCAGTAGGTCGCAGCTTCTTTGGTACATGCTCATGTGCAGTACACGGCTCTGTTCATCAGGGATGAATCTGTACAGTACATGGCATGGTGGCAGCGCCATCTCATCAAACAGTTCGGGAAACCATGCGTGCATGATGATACGGCGGTCATTGGGGCTGTTGATAATCTTATCTACACACTCTTTAAGTTGGTCAATATCTTTTGCATAAAAGATATTTCGTGTTTTTTCAGAGGAGGCTACGCAATCATACCCCAAGTCCAGTAAATGCTCCTCTGTGGTAAAGTCAGGGTCGCCATATTCCAATTCTTTATAGGCGGTTCGTTTACGCCATGTTGCCCCGTAGACTTTACCCAAGTCATCTGCTCCTTTACGGTAAGGGGAACCCAGCCATGCACTGTTCTCATTGGCATCACTGAACCAGAACCTGCAACCCAATGCAGCGAAATCAGCAGCATTTTCATAACCACGAATAAAACCCAATACTTCACCAATAGATTGTTTGTAGTAAAGCTGCTTTGTGGTAAGTGCTGGAAACCCATCGCGAAGGTCATGCTGTATGACCGCTGATGGGATGAACTTGTCCTTGAGATTTGTCCTGTTTGTTCTCACCACGCCCTTGCTCAAGCACTGCTTGATGATGTCTTGATACTGTTTCATTTGCCATCTCCTATGTTGTGTTTATCCAAGTCGCCGCCCTGTAATAAATCCATGAGTATGTCCACCGAGTGCTGTGAGACATACCTGCGAACAGGTGTCTTTCCTTTGTTGCGCACCTGTAATGTGGGTGTGTCTCCTTCCACTATGTCAATGCGACATAGACGGTGGATGACACGCTTATCCTCGCCAACTTCATCGAGGTAGATGCGGTATCGCCGTATCATCAGAAGTCCTCCTCATGTTCTGGAATAGTCAACTCACCCTTGCTCACATCCATCTTAACATGCCATAGATTGATAGACTTGCCCTCGATAGAGCGTTTCTTTGATTCACAGTCAAATCGTGTACGCATTGTGGCTGTTATCTCATGTGTCTTCATTTCCTTAAAGTTTTTTCGTTCAAGGAATGCGAGAAACCCGCTCCCACGAAAACACGCAACACTGTTTGCTTCATCATACCAGACACGATTGCCCACCAGTAGGTGCTTGCGCTCAACTGTTCTGCGTGAGCCTGATTCACAATACTCGTGCAACAGGTCTGACAACAGCCCCGCAGGGGTCACATCATCGGGCATAGGTATTTCCTTGTAACCGTTGTCCTCCAGCATGAGGCGTGACAGTTCGTTTTTCCATTCAGTTGCCTTCATTGTGCGAGGCACAACAGACAACGCTTCCATGCAGCGCACTGCGAACTGTTGCTGGTTGGCGAGCTGCGCCGTGGATAGACGCATGCGCTTGCCGTCCACAACCAGCAGCCAAATAGGTGGTTCTGTCATAATTTTATGGAGGTCACTCAGTGTGACTGCTGCTCCCTGACCTGAGCCACCTACCCCATACGCGCATGTGTAGCACTTACTTTTATTGCAGTGGTTCTTTAACGGCGGCGTGTCGCAGCGGTAGAAGTAGTCCTTGCGCTCAAGTGACTTGATAAGTGCTGTCACCTCTGCTGCGGGCAGTGGCGGTTGCATAAAGCTCCTGTTCATGTCCTCCAGTTGCTTTGCCCACTCGTCTGGATAGCGCAGTCGGCAGTACACACCCAATGAGAACAGTGAATCGTTGCGCACGCCCTCTGGGAATCCTTTCCGTGTGAGCAAATCAAGGCATGGGGGCATCCCCTCGAACACATTCTCACCTGAATCACCTGCCGCAATCATTGTCTCAACAGACACCCGTCTGCTTTCACAGAGGGCAACCGCATCCTCCAGCCCCAATGAATCCCTGTCTTTGATGACATACCTATCTGTGTCCTCGCCACCAAATAAGGGCATGTTCACCCAATTCCCCACATCTTCTTTTCCCACAAGTTTTTCTTGTTTAGGGAACACCTCACAACCAGCAAAACCAAGCTGTGCTGACCATTCCACAAGTTTTTCACGAACAGTTACAGCGGGTGCTGGTTCCTTTAAGAATAGGGTCAAGTGCGCTCCGCCTGATTTTGTGCGAAAAACTGTGAGCGGTAGCTTGTTCTCTATGATGCGCTGCTCCAGTGCGTATAGGTCAAGGTCATAAACATCTATGTCGAGTAGCGCCCACACACATTCATTTGCATCATTGATTGGCACAATCCCAATGCCCTGCTTTCCTTTGATGTGGGACAACCACTTATCCACAGTGACTTGCTCATAGACAGTCCTTGCGCGCCCCTGCATTTTACCACTAGGTGAGCGCCCTTGTATCTCAAATATACCGTGCGCCCTGCTCAGTCCACGGAATAGTTTGAACAACCGCTCTGCAATGTGTATCATTCCCAAGTGCCCTCCTCGCTATGGAAATGCCCACAAACTAATTGGTTTGTGGGCATTTTTATTTCAGTTAAATCAGAAGTTGTCTTCTTGGAAATCTGCCTGAACAGCAACCTCGCTGGTGAGCGTCTCGCGGAAATCGACAACTGCATCATACAGTGCCTTGTCTGCTATGATTCCATCATAGCTTAACTTAACACCCCACCATGAGTTCTGGTCATTGGATTCAGGAACAGTTGTCAGTGTGAACTTCAACGCAAACAGGTTCACCTTATGCTTCATACAAAGGTTGCGTGCCAGTGACATCAAAGCTTTCGACTTCTTAATCTGCGTTGACTTCATTGTGATAAGCGCTGGAAAGAAGTCACCGTCATGTTCAGCAACAACATATAGGTAGCGTGTGTCCTCAAGGTATGTTGAACCATCGCCAACCAATAGCCGTGATGAGTTCGGGTCGCGTGTTGCCCGCAATGCGATGTCTGAATTAACTGCATGTTCACCAACGAAACCACCGCCTTCCTTCCATTCGACAAACTTTCGGTCGAACTTAACCACGACAATGGTTACGCCGTCTTCGCCATCAAATAGCTGCTTGGACACGGTGTCAATGAGCATGCCTTCTTCCGCACCTTTAATATAAGCAGCTTGGTCAGACTTCTTAACGGCTGGCGACCCCGACTGGAGTACACGCAAGAATGGGATGGCGAATGTTTCTGCATCTGCATTCTCGAACCCCTCAATCTCACCACCCTGCTGCATGAAGGCAGGTACTGCCTCGTTTACTTGCTTCATCTCTGTCTTTGACATTGTTTTCTCTCCATTTCTCACTTTTATTTTGCGCTATTTTAAGACAGCGCGTTGTCCACGATAAACCCCGAAGAGTTCATCAGGGATTTCATCACACTCAAGTGTACGCTCTTTCACCCACGCCTTGAGTGTGCTGGCATGTACAGCTTTCTTCTGTTCAGGAAGCGTGTCCATACTTGCCAAGGTTTTTGCTGCTTGCTCTGCAAGGTCATCCTCCCCCATACCGAAGCTAACTGATACAACATTCTTAATCAGGTCACCGTAACCATTTTCCCGAAGCCAAGAGAATGCTTCTTCCTGTTTCGCCTTAGGGATAGATGCACGAATGTTGTCCTTGATTTCAAGCTTCTCACCTGATGGGAGCTGTATGCCCATGATGCCACTGTTGTCACAAGCAGTTGGGATGTCCACCTCTATGAGCTGACGATAGTTGGTTTCCATCTGTTTTAGTTTAGCTCTGGCACGCTCAAGCACATCGCCTTCGCGCTTCATGCGCTCAACAAGCTCGGACAGCAGCTTAACATCACCTTCTGCTGCTGGCTCAGATAACATTCTTAGCATCCTTCAACGCCTTGCTTGCTGAGAATGTGGGCGCACGCCGTTGTTTAATCTGCACTGGCTCACCTGTTCGAGGGTTGCGTCCGATGCGCGCAGCACGAACTGCCGTGCCAAATCTACCAAAGTCCTTGATAGAGACATCATCTTCACACTCTCTGATGATTTTGAATGTGCATTTGATGATGCGCATAGCCTCGGATTTTGAAATCATTGCATCATTCGCCAAGCGGTCTGCAAGTTCTTGTGTGTTCATTGTTTCCTCCTGCTGATTTGATGTGCGAAGTATGGAGGTCAAACATTAAAGCCACATTAAAGATACATCTTGCGTGATAATGTCCGCAAAGTTCTTTTTCTCAATGAGGGCTGACAGCACTTTCTCATCCACTGTGTCAGAAGCCACTAGGTCAATGTATCGCACAGTGTTCTTTGTACCATGTCGGTGGTTTCTGTCTTCGGATTGAAGGCGTGTCTCCAGTGAGAAGTCATGTGAGTAGTACACAGTGGTTTCAGCAGCGGTCAGTGTTAAACCAATTCCTGCTGCATGTGGGTTGGCTACAAAGAAACGGCATGTGCTATCAGATTGCAGTCGTTGTACTGCTGCATCACGGTCTGCTGCCGTGGTGGCTCCATAGTAACTCACCACTGCGTCCTTACCATACTCCTGCTGGAGAGCCTTTTCGATGGCAATTATTTCCTGCGTGAACCTAGCCCACACAATGCACTTACCGTGCACATCACACACAACATCCATCAGCGTACCTATGCGCTTGTTGTCATCAATGGTGTGCATGTTGCCGTCGTCATCAGCCACAAAACCACCAACAACCTGCTGGAGGCGGAGCAGTTTAGTGAGAATAAGCTGTGTTTTTATCTCAGCGCCCGCTATCTCCGCCTTGGTCGTAGCAACCAATGACTTGTAGATGCGTGCTTGCTCCTTACCTAGCTCAACATAGCGCTTGGAGTAAACCTTATCAGGAAGGTCAAGGCACTCTTGCTTTAAGCAGCGGTAGCTGTACTTGGCTACTTTGTCTGTCAGCTCCTCCATGTTACGGTAGCCTTTGACACTCTGGAATGTCCTGCCACCCATACACATGGGTACAACAACTGCATATCGCGCCCTGAATGCGTAGTAGCTCTTGTGTCCCAATATGCGGTTGTCCAAGAAGGCAAACTGGGAGAACACATCTAAGGGTGAGTTGGTAACAGGTGTGCCTGTCAGAATCCTACGGCATATGCACAGCTTGCCCAGCTTGATTAACTCCTTGGTACGCTTTGCACCAGGTGTCTTGATGCGTGATGATTCATCGACAACAATGTATGTCCTGCCCATCTGGCAGAAATTAGTGGCATACATGATTGCTTTCTTTGATGAGAATGCTTCTACATTCATCGTGAGTATTGGTAAAACACTTTGCTCTGTGTTGGTAATGAGCATATCCAGTTCACGCCGCGAACGCACACCCATTGTGGATGAGTAGGCAACAGCCATGTGTGGGCTATCGCAGTGCTTGTTTAATTCGTCTAGCCAGTTTCGGTGAACGCCATTGGGCGCAATCACAAGCACGCGGTCTATTGCACCTGTTTGGTACTGATAGTCAAAGTCCATGATAGTTGTTTTTGTTTTACCAGTGCCTTGTTCCATAAACAAGGCGAAGTTTTTCTGCCCCCGCATTGTGTTGAATGCCTCAAGCTGATGCTGCATCGGTTTCGTTTTCATAGTGCCTCCTGATGCCGCAATCATGCAGGGGCATTGTGAAAACCAGGTGAAGCGAGGCAACATTCCAGCAGGTTGACTAAAGTGGAATGCTGCTGGAATGGGCTAAGTGATTGTTATACAAGTGAGAATCATAGTGCCATTCCACTTTCAAATGAAGGTGGAATGCTGCTGGAATGTCGGTGCGCAGGGCACTGTTCGGCTTGGAAGCCAATGACTGCAACGGTTTTCCATCGTTGCAGTTTTCTGTGGAATGTGGTATAAGGGTTAGGTGTGTGGTATCCCTCTGGTTTACTCCTATTTTTATAGAAAATATATTCTTATGTAAGAACTTTAGCTACAAAGTGGAATGTAATAGGTATATTAGTTTTACTTCCTTATATAAAACAAAAACTTAGGTGCTCATTCTTCCATTCCGACATAATTTTGACGGTGGAATGGCTGCGTGTAAGCCGTTGTTATACCTACAACTTCCGCTGCCTCAAAGTGGAATGTAAAGTGGAATGTTGTATGGCAAAGTGGAATGTTGTATGGCAAAGTGGAATGCTCACCAACTTAACCTCTTTTTAACATTGCTCCCCTAACATTGGCGGAAATGGGGGACATCATGCAAAACAAACTGATTGATGAATTGATTAAACGCGAAGGTGGTTATGTGAACGACCCCATAGACGCTGGTGGCGAAACAAATTATGGAATCACCAAGCGTGTTGCGGAAGCCAACGGCTATGCAGGCAACATGAGGAGTATGCCAATTGAGTTGGCACAGCGAATATACAGGCAGCGGTATTGGGACTTACTTGAATTGGATACTGTGAAAGCTTACTGCCCTGAGATTGTTGAGCGCATGTTTGATATGGGCGTGAACATGGGTCAGTCACGAGCTGGCTGTTTTCTACAGCGCTCCCTAAATGTATTGAACAAACAAGGCACTGCATGGCGAGACATTACTGTTGATGGTGATGTTGGTAATGCAACCCTGAGCGCGCTTCACCACTACATGATGGAGCGCGGCGATGGCGCACTGCTCAATGACATGCTCTGCTGCTTGGAGGGAACGCACTACATTGAATCAGCAGAATGCCGCCCAGCCAATGAGCGCTTTGTCTATGGTTGGTTCAAGAATCGGGTAGCACTGTGACTACCTGCTCTTTCTGCGGCAAGCCTGTGCTGGCTGGGCACACATGCTACTGCCGAACGCGAGAAGGCGCAGAGCGGGAGATAGAGAAGCACCGCAACGCAATCACAATGTACGAGCGTGAGTTGCGTGAAATCAAAAACAGGGAGCAGAGGAAATGAGCAATATGAGCTATTGCAGGTTCCAGAACACACTTGAAGATTTGCGTGACTGTGCGGAAAACCTGCACGAAGAAATGAGCGATGAGGAACATGCAGCACGACTTCGTCTGATTGAGTTGTGTGAAAGAATTGTAAAATCATGGAATGAATAAAATGATGATAGATAGGATTCTAAAGCGTGCATGCGATGATGATGAAAAACTTGGTATGATACTATCAAACAGAGTAACGCATTGTTTGGGTGATGGAGAAGGCATGGCAATAGCAGAGGTGGCTTTTGGAGAATTAATTACTGATTTGAAAAAGTGGAAGAGAGGAGTGTATATGAAATGGATAGACATTAACGATGAAGCACCGACCCCAATTCACAAGAAGAAGATTCTTGGTCACAACGGTGATTACGCCTTTGAATGTGAGTTCAACGGCGCACATTGGTGCAACCTTGGGGGCGAGTCAATACGGTATTGGGCAGAGCTAGCACCTATCCCAGAAAGGAATAGCGGTGATGAATGAGCAAGATAAATCACTAGCCCTCGCAAAACTCATGGGGTGGTCAACAAGTTGCGGCAGAGTTCACTGTACATTTGAAGACAAGGATGGTTTTTGCGATGGAGTGCTACACCCTTATGCAAAAACAGCAGACGGTCTCGTACAATTCGCAGCTATTCTTTTGAAATTTCCTGATGTGGTGAGCAAGTTTGTCTGTACCGAAGGGCACACATACGAGCATGCAACATCCGCTGAACGCTATGAGCGGTATGGTGGAATGTTCCAAGGTTTTATAACTGCCGAAAAACCCTTCACACAGGAAGCGGTGTTGGACGAGGTGCTGCGGTGCTATGGCCTCTTACCAAAGCCACCACTTACCACGCCACCTAGAAAATAGAACCCAATAATCACGGTCATTATCTGCCCCAAGGAGAACGCTGTGACAACCTCAAGCACTGGTTTGTATGACATGCCGAAAAGCGAGAGAAGCAGGGCGGTAACAAAAGCCAGTGAGAACAGTGCAGAGAAAATCAGGGAAAGGTAACGCTGCGCTATTTTGAACGGCTCATACGATTTCAACAGCGCAAGTTTTGCTTTTGACTTTTCCTCGTCTGTGAACACCAGTGCGTCAACTGCCTTTATACCAGCGTCAATCACATCACTGCTTCCGAATATCTTACCAAGAATACCCAACATTATTCCCCCCTGTCATCATGGATGAAAAGCCCCTTTTACAAAAACAAGCACCAACCCTGTGATGCCACTGGCAATCAGCGAGGCATACACACTATATTTTGCCACAACAATCCGCATATCGACTTCATTGTCGATGACCTTATCCACCTTAGCATCAAGCTTCTCGTTTGTCTCAATCTTTAGCTCATGTATCTGCAACATATTCGCGTGTTTGTGGGATGCCTCACGGAGCTTGGTAATCTCATTATCATGCACATCGTGTAGTTTTCGCAGTGCAGTGAGTTCGGCAAGCGAATCAGAAATCTTGGTCAGGCACTCTTTAATCTCGGACTGCACCAAGCTCATCCCATCAATCTGCGCTTTCAGGTGTTCCACATCTTTAGCTGTCTGGTCAGGCATCAGATAGCACCAAACCCAGCAGGTGGAGTAAGCGCCCAACCAGCAGGGTCAAAGACGAAGTTCACAGAGGGGTCGCACTCAATGGTGAACCCTGTTGACCAAGGTAGCGTACCAACAGTGACAAGGTTCCCAGGATAGGCATCCACGGACTGAACAGACGATGTCGCCATGTCAACGGTAAAGCCAAGCACCTGACCGCTAGAAGTAAACCCTGCTGGCAACAAATTGGTAACAGTCCCAGCAGCAATGAAATCAAAGGCTATGATTGTTACAGTAGATGTACTGGAGTATGGCACACTCCTCTCAGACAAGGTTATCTCAATAGTCAATCTAGCCTTGATGTTGCCAGACACAAAGTATATGAAGGCAGTCCATCGGGTGACAACATAAGTGCCACCAGTATTGACTACAACAGGCGTAATAGCCGCTTTATCCAAAGCAGCCTCAAAATAGAGCTTACCTGCCGTGTAGTTTTTAAGGAAACCAGAAGCGCCCTGCCATGTCACGCCATTAGTGTGAAGCTTGGGCGTGCCGCCAGTGGTTGGTGCGTTGAATAAGCCAACCAGCGTGTGGCGGCTTGTGCTTACCGTGCCGCCGCTTGCTTGGTACAGCACATTAACATCAGCATTCACAGTTGTGCTGGGCGCAAGCATCGTGGTAACAGCAAGGGCATTGCCTTGGGCATCGAAGGCTACTGCTCCTGGGTCAACCCATGGCTGGATTGCAGACAGCGGGTGAGCGCCATTCAGGGTAATACTAGGCGTTCCTGGTGTGATTGCTGCACCAGCGCCACCGCTCAAGCTTGGGTCTCCATACACACCTGCACTAAACCCTGCTGGCGCAGCATAGGTCAGACTGTTCGCGTCAGTGATTAAATTGACCATCGCCAATGTTCCGTTCACGCGGACAGATGGGAACACACCACCAGCCAAGCCATTCAACACAATGCCGCCTAGCTGGTTTACAGGGTCGCCACCCTGCCACACGCCATTGTCACGCACCCACATAGACTGCGTCAGCATATCAACAGCAATACCAAACACTTCACCTGCCACCACTGGGTTGCTGGTGTTTGCAGAGATACGGTCAAACCAAGTACCAACGCCAGCAGTATCCACCACGCCAAGTGAGTAATCACCAGTACCAACAGCCTTGACCTCAAAGTAAGCGCCACCAAATTGAACTGGAGTCATGCCACTAACAGCCACAGATTGAGGGTCGGTCAGTGGTGTAGCACCGCCACGAATGCGGAAGTCTCCGACTACTAAGGCACTTGTTCCGAGACTTGTTCCAGGCGTGAAGTCCGAGGGCACTGCCTCCGCACCAAAACCTGCATGGAAACCATCAGGTGGTGTGTACTGCAATGAGGCATGGTCAATGTTCAATGTGACACTATCGGCAGCACCGTTGCTGGTTGCAGCCAACAGCACCCCGCTGGCTGGGACAGTGATGGTCACATCAGGAGCATAGTCGCTTGCTGGGTATCCAGCAAAAACACCATTCTTGCTTATCCATACCTTACCAAGTGTAGCATCAATAGCGAAGCCAACCACATCCGCCGCTGTGAAACCGAGCGTAGTTGCCACCGATGCAGCCGCGTTCGCCAGTTGATATGTACTCGCAGCTACAAGTGGCGCGAAGGCAAGTACATTGCTTGCCGAACCCGCTGTGTTAGGTAATGAAAGTGCGGTATCAACAAGCCCTAACTGCGGTGCGCCAGTGAACTTAGCCTCGAAGTACCACTTGCCAGAAACAACAGGCACGCCGCCAGTAATGAGCGCCGCACCTGCACTGGCAGGAAGGTGCACTGTACTCCCTTGAACGGTAACACCAGTGCTCACTGCTCCAGCAGGGTTCAGTGTTTGTGGGTAGACAGGCGGTACGAATGTCGGCGCAGGTTTGGGATTCACTTGGTCGAAATATCCTTCGGTATACCCTACTGGCGGCGTGTACAGCATAGTGCCTGGCTCTGAGTACACTGTTACAGCAATGTCCCCTGACTGAGCACCATGATAGTATGTAGGGAGAAAGGCTGTATTTGCAGCATAGTGAAAGACAGCCCCTGCTTGTGTACCAACAACGACAAACCCTGTACCTGCATCAAGGTCAAGCGCAAATCCCAACCGCAGGTCATTTGCCAACATCGTCAGACTACTCGTGCGTTGGGACAACGCATTGTATATTGCACTGGTGCTGATACCTATGTCTTGAAAGAAGCATTCGGTTCCGATGAAGCGACTTGAGGCTGTTTTCAGGTAGCTATCAGGCACAGTAGACACCATTCCAGCGGACAGGGTGCTGATACCAATAGCACCAAAAGCTGTACCAAGACTGGCATATGGTGTTGTCTGGAAGGCGGACACGCCTATCTCGAAGTAGTGCTTTCCTGTGGTTGGCGGGTTCTCACCGAACACGGAGAAATGAGTTTTCCCAGTTGTGCCGCCAGCGATTGTGTACTGTCCCAACTGTGAAGCTCCACGGAATTGAGGAATGCCAGCAGGGAAGTTGTGCATGCCATAAGTTCCAACAGACCCTGTGATAGTACCAGTTCCAGCTCCAGCTCCAGCTCCAGCTGGAGCTCCACCAGCCGATGTGAGCGCAGACCAGTTCACATTACCTGTGGCAGGGTCAGCTAAGGCGACAAAGGTTTCCTTGGTGTCCACTTGCAGAGCGACCTTGTTCACATCAGCCGATGTGAGCGCAGCCGCTACTCGGGATGCCTTGTCTGGATAAACAAAGGCGTAAGGTGAGTGAATCTCTGCTGGTGGTAATGATGAATGAAGTGGCATATCAACCTCGTAAACCTAAATATGTAGCAGTGTCTAACGGCATTGTCGAAACATGCAAACCAATCCTGACTGAGCTACTGTCCCATGAGACCTGCGCCACGGCAATGTAATCACCCGCTGGCAGGGCTGCAGGGGCTGCGTACATGCCAGCAGTAATCTCAACAAATGCTGGCGATGCAACAACAGCACCTGACATGTCAAGAACCTTACCAGTGACAGCGCCCAGTGGTTCACCAAACACCTTAATGAAGAATTGCTCATCACTGAACAAACTGGACTGCCTGTAGCTGCACATCGGTCATTGCCGACAGCGCAGCTAGCTGCGCTTCAAGCTTCACAAACAAGCCTTGCTTAAACAAAGCGCCATCAAGTAACACCTGCTGAATCTGTGAGGGTGTGTGTAAGCGTACACCATCAATAGGGGGTATCACAGAGACATCAGAGCAACCAAAGGGAACAACAGGTGGCGAAGAGGGTAGTGTGGAGAGCTGCACGCTACCTATCAGGTCAACTTGGCTCTCCACTGAACCGTTATACCAATGGAGCACACCTAAGGCTGACGATGTGAAGCCACCAAGCAATGCTGCTCGGTAGCCACCCAATAGGGTGGCGGTTGCCCGCTCAAGAAGAACCTCACGCAAGACAGCGGCACGCTCTGAATCAAGCACGCCCTGGCTTATGGGAGTACCCTCCCAGCGAATAGACGAGTAAGTGTAACCACTGCCATGCCAGAGGGTAGCAGGATGTCTTCGGCGAAGTATGACGGAGTAATCAACCTGCATAGGAGATGCTCGCAGTGAAGTACACATTAGGGCTACCACTGTCATCAGCACGCTGTTCAATGCTGTGCTTGACCCAATGCTGTACTTCCAGCAGTGCGCCAGCCCTCGCAGTGAACACGCCGCGCAGTAGTGAGTTCCCCTTGTGCCGAACAATGCCATCGAGTAGAACAGTACCATGCGTGTCATCGAATAGGCGCATCTTCCCTGTACCATAAGCCTCGGCTTCGATGAAGTATGTCCCAGCAGGCAGTATGAAGTCATCGTCAAATAGCGTCACAAGCTTGTAGGGGTCAATCTTCTGGGTAATGGCTCGAATGTTCCATTTACCCTGCTCAAGGTCGGAACCATCCTCACCGTGTTTCCGTGTGTCGGACAGTGTCATAAACCCACCAGTAAGCAGCGGCATCCAGTCAGATGCCGCTGCTCCCACCTTACGCCAAGTCCTACCGTTCTTTTGGAAATAAACAGAACCTTGCGGAACAGAACCACTATCAACAGTGCGCGGGTCATCCACACCTGCATGGATGTTGACCCGCCCCGACCGCGAACCAGTCGAGAACCCACCGCTGTCTAAAGTGGTTCCTTCCGCAGTAAGCATTGTTATGCAGTCAACCGAGTTGCAACAATGTCACAAGGGTTGGTTGATGAGAAGGTCAAGTCCAAGGACTGCGTTGCCCCTGCACCATTCAATGCAACATCAAGGGACAGACCTGCAATCTCTGTACCCATCTCGAACTCATCACCAGCATTCCACTTACGCACAGTAGCACTTGTAGTGGCTGTTCCGTTGTGAGAAGCCTTGACTACAGCGGAGAATACTGAACCACTGACCGTATCAAATACGGACATCATCCAAGACACAACACGCGCATCACGGCAAAGCACAGTATCCACAATAGAAGCATTAACCCCTGCGACCGAACTGCGTTTGACAGCAGTGTCTAACTGCAACTGCAAACTGTTGACGGCGGCAGCTACCTTGGTGTCCAACTCAACGATAGCACCCCGCAATGATGCACTAGCAGATGTCACATAAGTGCCAGCAATGGGAGTCATAGTGCCATTGGCGTTCAGACCAGTGCCAGTGACAAGATTACTCGCAGTGGTCTGCGCACTGTTTGCCGTACTCATAGCACTGTTTGCGGCAGTTTGCACAACCCCAAGTGCAGCATCGAGGTCACCAATAGACACTGCTAGTGATGAACCATTGGTGACAAATAATGTGGATGTGTAAGCTGTAGCCACAGTACCTGCAACAGACTTACCAATGAATGCGCGTAAGGCTACTTCCTCAGAGGATGAGTTCTGACCGAACCAGCCCCATGTCGTACCATCAAAGTTCCACAACTGGCGACCATGTGTTCCGCTGATGATTTCGATGTTGTCACCAGCTTTCTCAACAACAGCAGTGGCGGTCAGTGTCCAAGCACCCGAAACACCACCAACGACATAAACACCTGGTGAAGCAATACCTGTCAGCAAGACACGGTCAGCGGCAGTAACCATCACGCCATCAAGAGTATCTGCCACATCCATTGTAGTGACTGCTGCCGCAGTGCTGGCGCTGGTGCTGTCCAATACTAGAGCGGGTTCTAGCCAAGAGTTTGCAGACGCTTGTGAGGACAGGTCATTCAGGTCAGCAAGGCGTGTCCACGCAGTTAAGCCCGCCCCGCTTTGTTTCTTAATCCATGAGGAGCCGCCATTCACGCCAGTGAACTCATAAGTCGAACCGACCGTGGCGTTGATGGTCTCTTGGGAAGTACCAGGCGCTACTGTTCCTGATAAGATTTGACGGTTCGCATCCTCGAAGCCGCCACGCGACTTGTTGGGGGAAACCTGATTAAAGATAGCCATGATTAAATCTCCATTCTTGTTTTTATGATGACATCATATATCTGGCAGGACACCACCGCAGCCTCATTATTCACGAAACGCAAGGTGCTGCCATCATACACAACATCCACAAGCAAGGATTCTCCTGTCTCCCCGAATGTGACAATGCTCGCGCCAACAACACACAAGTCAAATGCACATGCGCGCGAGCCCGTGCGCAACAGCACATGCCGCCTAGCATGACTGCCTACCAACAAGTCAAGGACACCACCACCCTGTATGTCAGGCATTGGTGTATGCCATTGTTTCGATAACAAGGTTGCCTATGCGCTTTGTCGTGGTAACACCCCTGATGACTGGCGTACTGCCCATGTAGCGTAGGACTTGCTGATAACGCCCAACGGTGATGACACCATGGCGCAAGACCGTGGTGTCACGGACATCAATGATACAGAAGCTGTGCATAATCAACCCACCTCGATGTGAACAGGTCAGAGTTACTCACCTGCACAGACTTGTTCTGTGCATCAACCCTGCGCACCCGCCATATTGCGTCCGTTTCAGCAGGACTCGCAGTCAAGGCACTACCTATGTAGGTAGTGCCGCCAAGCACTACCTTACGCCAAGCGCGGAGCTGCGGTCGGCGAAAAGGCTGTGGGCTTGTTTGCAGCACTACCTGCCTCACAGCATCTTGGCGTAAGATGTGTACCGTACCTGCTACATTTCGGATTATCATCTGGTAACATTAGGGTTGAGTGCAATGTTGCCTTGCCAGATACGCTCAACAGTTCCATCAGGGAACTCGACTTCAATATCGAACACGCCTGTCTTAAAACTAAGCGCTGATGTCGCTGATGCGCTTAGTTTTAATGTAACCGACCCTGTCACAGGGTCATGCACAATGCCGCCATTCACCGTGTTTATGTCCACAACAGGAGAAGAGGAAGACACCTTCTCCCGAACCTGCATACGCCAGACAGCATTTGTTGTGTCCACTGGGGTAATGCCGTCCGCTTGCATGAAGAAGAAGTTTTTAACCCATGTAGCACCCTGCTCGATGGTATCTATGTCATTGATTACAGCAGCCATTACTTGAACTCCTCGTATAAACCGTCCACCAGCCCAGCGGCAGTGTTGCGTTCTGCCACAAGCATATCAATTTTCACGCGCAACGCTTGTGGCGAGATATGTTCACTGTTCCGCATGAGGTGCATAATCTTCTTATTGTACGAGCGAACCCTGCCCATGACGCTTGTTATCCTTGCACGGTACTTGTGAGCCGCTGGATGTTCTTTGCGAAGGGTAACAATTTGCTGCAAGTCATGCGACTTGCGCAAGGCTCTCTCTGAACCAACTAGCTTCTGCACAGCGCTGTTCATGTCATACAAGCGCCCCATGTACCGTGTGTTCTTTGTCTCAAACTCAGGAAAGAATCGCTTGAATGGGGTCATGTCCATGAGCCGCGTACTTGGTTTCACACGGTCAAGCAGTGGGTTTGCCGCATGGTCAGTGATGCTCAAGGTAATATCTGCGGCAGTACCAAGGTATGAGCGCATGAGAAACTCAACCTTGCGTGGTGATGTCAAGGTATTCCGCAAGGAATCAGGCGCGAAGGATGGGATGATTGCATCAAAGCCTTTTGCCAAAGCTGTGGATGTTGTGTGCTGGAAAGGGCTTTCTTGTAGGGTTGGGTAAAGGCTTTCCTGATACATGGGCACAATACTGCGCCCTGTGAACCAGTTGGTGTTTCCTGCCAACTGCACAAGAGGCTTGATGAGCTGAGGTGTTGGGTTGATGCTCAGAGTGGTAGTCAGAGCAAACAGCAGCCGTTCATTGAGTACCTTAGAGCCGTCATCACCATTCATTGCACCCACCATGCGCTCTGCCGCTGTGGCAATTAGCCCAAACTCGAAAGGCTTCGGAAGCGCAAAAGGAACCTTGGTGTTTGGTATATAGAAATACCAGTACAAATCCTTCTGCTCATCAGTGAGTTTCTTGTACTCATCGTTATCGGCATTCATCACTGCGTTCATAGCAGACATGATGAACATGATGCTGCCGACTTTAGCAATGGCGGCTTTGTGTTCATCCAAGCCACGACCCAAACGACCCAAGCCTTGGATGCGCGCATTCAGGAATGGAACGGTGTCCAAGAAGAAGCCCACCATCTTGGACTGCCCCCTGCGCGCAAAGTCCAGTGTATCCAGCGCAAGGAATGCTGCCTCATCCAGTGTGCGGTCACGCGGCTCGCCTGTCTTAGGGTCAACGCCCTTGCCCTCTGCTGCTGCCTTGAACACAGCAAGGCGTGCTGCGTTCTCAAAGTGTGCTGAGAAGTTGTTGTACCCCTTAACCGCCATGTGCAGCAGGGTCTTGTTGCTCTTAGCTACACTTGATAGGGCAACATCTGAGGACACATCATCATAAGCACCAACACTCGGAAGCGCGCCGTTTGCCCACGCCTTGGCGTAGTTCTCATCCTTGTCAAAGGATGACTTCCATCCGCGGAGAATGTCTATGTAGGATAGGTTCAGGTCGGTTGTGCCCATGACCGAGAGTGAATCTCGGAAGTGGTTTGCCAACCAGAACGGCGGTGTCTTGGTGACAAGGTTTGTGAGCAAGGTCTTGGCTTTAATGGCTACCTGCATGAACGCATGTGTGCCGCCGTCCTCATAGGCAGCAAGCCCTCGTGAATCCCCCAAAGAGCTGATAGCAGTCACCATTGCCTTGTTTTCCGCATCGGCACTCAATGTTCTATAGTGCCGCTCACCATTCATCACGAATGAAATGTCACGCTTGCCGTTGGGTGCAATAGCAGCAACAACCTCGTGGAATCCGCGCTGTTCTGAAACAGAAAGGTCTCGTGGGTTTAGCCCAAGCTCATTCAGGGTTGGCGCAATCATCTTCATATCTGCTGAATGGATGGATTGCGCGGAAGCCAGTACCTTCTTGAGTGGGCGCGCCTTACGCCAAACACCATCCCGATACACAGGAGCTGCATTGGTGTTCTTCGCCTCATCATCAGTCAGCCAGACATCCTCACCTTGTGGCGTAACATGGTGTGACCGACCAAGCTCATCGCGTTCGAGTAAGTGCTCTTCTATGTTACGCATGGCGATTGCGTGTGCCGAAGCCTGCATTAGTGCCATGACATTTGACTGCATGTTGGCAACAATGTCACCAACATTGCGACCTGTTTCACCCTCTGATTGTTTGACCAAACCGTTACCAAAAATAGATGTGTGCGGTTTGGTCACGCTGCCATCTTCTTTGATTCGACTGAGTGGGATGTAATTCCCATATTTACGCAGAGCATCCTTTGCATCTGCTGTTATTGCACCTGCATCCACAGCGTACTGCAATTTATTGTCGTCAAACTCATCCAGTTCATCCAGCACCTTATTCCAGTTGGCATAGTGTGGACTTGCTTTGCTTACCCGCATGGTTGCTTCATACTCAGACTGTGACAAGAACCCATCTGCACCCACCTTGTCCATGACAGCGGCTCGCTTGGCGGCGGCGTAGGCGAACATCAGGTCAATGTCACCTTCCACATCACCGAGGATGGCGTTCAAAGAACGCTTACCTTCAATGCGCTCCACTTCGCCTGAGGCTTTGTTGTACCGTAGCTGCCCACCCTGCACATCAATCAGCATGGTTGCTTGTGAGTGTGCATGGCGGGACATGGTTGCTGACATATACAGTTTCGAGTTGTCAGCGCGCACACCAGCCCCACGCTTCTGTTTATCTGAGTACAACAGCTCAATGTTGGAATCCTGAATGTTTGCTTGCAGGGAACGCCAGAAGGCTGAATCAGTTAGGCGCTTACCAGCGGTCTGTAACTCGTCCATCCTTGATTCTGCATAAGTGAGCTTCCGTGCACCAATTTTGTCCAGTAGTGAGGCATACTCACTTAGTATGGAATCCGACACATCGGCGTAAACACCCTTCTCTTTGGCTTCATCAAAAGCTCTGCGGGCATCGGTCATAGCCTTCGATGTGTAGTTACTGTATAGCCTGTCCTGCCGTGTGTTGTGCAGTTTTAGGTTGGACAGGCGGCTTGCCGCTACATCATGCAGCTCTGCTGGAGTTAGCTCAAACCGCATACCAAATGTGCGCAGAACAGCTTTTACCTTATTGATTAGGTGGTCAACAAACTTACGCAAGGATGCTGTGCCATCTACATAGTTGGTGACGGCGTATGCTAGGATTTCATCATCCATGTGGATGTCAGGCGTACCAGCAAGCTTTGCTCGCTCATAAGCTTCAAGCGCCCATCCCTCACCGCGAACAATGTCAAGGCGAGCCAGCGCATCCTTGCGTGCAGGGGACACATGGCTCAAGGCATAGTGCAATAGCTCGTGCTTCAAGGTCGATTCAATTTCTGCTGGCGTGTTGTGTGCGGCAACAATGTGAATGGTTCCGTCTGTATCAAACCACCCCTGCGCACCGCCATACAAGTCATCCTCCTCATGCAGGATGACCATACCGTCACGCATTGCTTTTCTTGCACCAGCCTTGTGTAAGGCTGCGGTAGCCTCTGCCATAGTTGATGAAGCAGCGGAATGGCTTCTGGGCACACTCTTGCGGGATTCCTCCCACCCCCACCGCATAATGCCATTGAGTACAGCTTTCGGTGACATATCACCGTGTGCCACCAGCTCCCCGCCGTTCATGTATCTGATTGACACAGGCATGTACTTTATGCCTGCCGCAGCGGCAGCGGCAATGCGGTGGTTCCCCTCCGCGATGTATGCCTCACCTCGGTGATTAACAAGTACCAGAGGAGGCTCCTCAATCACTTCCCCAGCAGCCAGCCTAAAGTATTTACCACTCGATGGGTTGTCACGATACGCTTCCTCACCTGCTAGTCCCTTGGCAGCGGCCAAGGTGCTGAGTGACACCATTGGGTTCCTCTCTCCTGTGAAGTACCCTGTTATAGAACCCTGCATCATGTTGTCTGATGCCATGGCAGCTTCCTGCTTACTTGCAAGCCAATCACCGTTAGGGATGTCTGACACAAAAGCGTATTGGGGAGACTTTGCAAGTACCGTGATAGCAGCGTCATTTGCATAAAATGTTGGTGGGCGTGTTGATGTACTGCTGGCGTACTCGCCACGGCGTTTGATAGCATCAAACCATGCAGAACCCTTGGAGAACAAGATGTCCCCATCATCAGGATGACCGTATGGTGCAGCCTCAATGAAGTCATCAGCCTCCTTGTCCAGCGCAAGCTCCTCCGCCACCATCTTCTCGTGCTGCGCGTTGATTCCTGCTGGCGTGTAGACTGCATCAGCTCCTTGCTCAATGGCTTCGTACAATTCCTGTACAGAGTGTTCGCCGATGTAACCTGCTTCCCACGCAGCCTCCGCCATATCGTCTGCACTCACTGCGCCCTTACCTAGATGACCCAATGGTGTCCTGATGTTGCCTTCTGGTGGGTATGATTCGGCGAACTGCTTGAACTCACCTGCATACTCACTTCCTTTCTTGGTGGAAACACCACCTCGCTTACGAATGAATGTGTGCAGGTCATCTTCCTCAGTGTTAACCATGAGCCGCGTCCTTGCTGCCACACGAGCGCGCTCACTACGCAGAGCAGCAGTCCGAGATGCCGCATTCGCAATAAGATGCTCTGCATACTCAACACCCGCCTTGGTCAGTGGTTTGGTGTTGTATGTGCGCCCCTTGCGTGTACGCAGTACACCATCCTTAAACTGATAGCCCTCAGAAACAAGCCGCTCAACTTCTGCTTTGCGCGTAACACCCGCCCCTTTTCGCAGAGGCTTCTCCAACGCCGCTTTCAGGGTCTTGGTGCGACCATTAGGTTTGTCGTCAAAGAAACCGTCATAGGTTTGCTTGGCAGGTTCTGGTTCCACGGTTTGCTTGGCAGGTTCTGGTTCCACGGCTTGCTTGGCAGGTTCTGGTTCCAGTAAGCCCATGGCTGCGTTATATGCGTCAGTGTACTCTGGTGCAGGAACATAGCCCTGAGCCACAGCATCATCATAGGTTTTGACTGTCGCCTTGGCTTGTTGGACTTCTTTCGATTCCAAGGAAACTTTCTGCTTCTGTTCTGCCAAAAACTCTTGTGGTGATTGTGGTTTTACAGTTTCGACAGGCACAAGCGCCTTGGCTTTATCATACTCTGCCTGATGTTCTGGTGTGAGGGTAAAGCCCTGAGCCACAGCATCATCATAGGTTTTGACTGTCGCCTTGGCTTGTTGGACTTCTTTCGATTCCAAGGAAACTTTCTGCTTCTGTTCTGCCAAAAACTCTTGTGGTGATTGTGGTTTTACAGTTTCGACAGGCACAAGCGCCTTGGCTTTATCATACTCTGCCTGATGTTCTGGTGTGAGGGTAAAGCCCTGAGCCACAGCATCATCATAGGTTTTGACTGTCGCCTTGGCTTGTTGGACTTCTTTCGATTCC